GAAAATTTAGTGAGAAACCTATGACCTCCAAAGGGAGTTATCGACAAATCGAAAATCCCCGCGAGGCGTGCGCCCATCAGGACTTGAACCTGAAACCTACTGATTAGAAGTCATATAGAAAGTATGATTTCTGCTATAATATCAGTAGCTTGCAGGATTGAGAATGGTCAGTAAAGACAATCATTCAAAGAGTAACGACTGCAACGGACCTGCTACAGTTGCCCTCGGAACTGCTCCAATTCCATACTGTCTTGCCCTCATTGCATCGTCCTGCATTCGTTCCAATGCACTGAGCTGGTTCAAGGTTGGATTGATATTCTGCGGACCTTGGTTGAACAGCAGAGGAGCAAGTTCTCTTTTCAGTTGTTCTCGCCTTTCCTCCATCACTCGGTCTTCCATTTTCCCAACAAACTTATTCATGAACCCTTGAGGTGTGAACACTTCCGCCAGTGACCCAGAACTGTCCAGCATCTCTCGTTCTGTGGCCTGTCGAGGTTGTGTCTGAGACCCTGCGCCCAGATTGCTGACGGTTGCCATCTGATCTTCTGCCTGTGTTCGTGCGAGGAATCGATTGAATTCCTGTTCATCGGGGAAGACGACCCGCAACTTTTCAACCAATTCATCATTGCGGAGGTCCTTGGCAAGATTCGGTGATCCTGCTGTGTTCCGTTCCCACTTGCGGATCAAGGCATTGACCAGTCCAGACTTGTAGGCATCTCGCTTGATCCCATCCTGCAGGTTCTCAAACTTCTGACGGACCTTGAACGGTGTCATTGAGTTGGCAGTCATGTCCCGCATACCTTCTTCAAATTCATCTGTGCCCATCCCTTCAGCAAAGGTCTTCCGTGCTTCCCGATACACAGGGACCTGATCCCCTGCATCACTTAGGGCACGGTCTTGCAGAGTTCTGAGGTTGCCGAGATCGTAGGCATCTTCTGTCACACTCTGACCAGCACGATCCAGTCCCTGCTGTTTTCGGACTGCCTTCTGAACGGCATCCAGTGTGCGGACTTCCATTGGGGTTGTCGGTTCAGCAGGTAGAGGTTGAGGATTCATCACTCCTTCTGCCTTCTGTGCCCTCTCAAACTTAGGAAGTTGGGACTGATAGGCACGTTGAACATAGGGGTCAGACAGATAGTTCTCAATGTTTGGTGTGCTGAAGACCACCTGTGGATCTGCTTCTTGGTACAGTGGTTTGCTTTGTCTTCGGGCATTCTCTGCAATGGCAGCAACTTGATCCTCTGTCAACTGCCTGCCCATTGTGCCACCGAAATCATTGCGGAGTCGGTCAAGGATTGCAGACTTCTCCTGTCTTCGCCCAATCGTTCTTGCAGCTAGGGTTGATCCAGTCGGATTGCTTGTGACGACATCAGCAGTCTGATAGAGGGGAGACTTGCCAGAAGGAACGAGTCGAGTGGCAAGGTCGGTCAATGTGACCACATCACCACGACCTAGATTTTGAAACTCTGAGAGGGACCGTTGGAAGTCTGGGATACTCAGATCCCCATCTTGAATCTGTTTGAGTAGAAACTCCAATGCTCGACGTTGATTGGGTGGAGTGCCCTGCAGTTCTGGGAAGGTGTCGAATGTTGCGCCTGACCCTCCTCCACCGAGCAACTTGCTCACACTCTCTCTGCCCTTCATAGAAGCATAGGCTCTTGCTCCCAGTTCTCCCAGTTTCTGTGCAGGGTATCCCAGCACTCCTCCTGCAACAGCACCAACAGTAGACTCCTTGGCAATTTGATCCGGTGTGCCACCAGAGAAGGCACTGTAGGCAGCAGTGTCTCCTGCGCCCATGATTGCACCTTGAACAGGGGAACTGGTTGCAGCACCTTGTGCCATCTGGCCTAGTTTGCTGGTAGGTCGTGCTGCCCTTGCTGCCTTGGTTGCCAGATTACTGAGCTGCACACCTGGAGACAGAGGTGCAGGGGTCATCAGTGCCCCAGATACATTCATGGATGCAGCTTCTGCAGGGTTGGTGGTCTGGTAGTTTTGACGTTCCATCTGGATCTGTTCCATCATGTCAGATAATGGGACATCATCACGGACTGCTCTGAAAATGCCTTCCAGATCATCGGCTAGTTCAAAGGTCATCCCTCCAAACCATTCCCTCATTTTGTCTGCAATGTCTCCCTCTGCTCTGGTTCCAGCCTGTCCAGTTGCCAAATAGGAGATGGATCGACTGAACTGGTCAAAGTCTCGGTATCCGTTGACCTTGGCAACTTCATCGAGTTGGTTTTGAGTCAGTGGAGGTAGACCTTTGCGTTGTCGGTCCTGCTGTGCAAAAAGAAGTTCATCAAGTAATTCCTGGGAACGTGACTTTGAAGGCATGGCCTGACCTATCTAAAAATGTTCTGGATGGGGTCTGGCAGAAAATCCATCAGTGACGATTCGTTCCCGTTGTTCGGCACTGGTGCAACTGCTGGAGGTTGTTCAACCTGGCTTAAAATTTCTTTTGTCTTGGGAGAGGTACGACTGGTCTTGGGTGGAGTTGTTGGAACCCAAGTCAAAGGTCTTTGAAATCTCTGTTCGTATGCTTGATTTACATCCCCACCATAATCCTGCAGAACATTCTGAGTGTCATTGATCAAGATCCCACGGAGTTGATTGATCTTTGCCAGGTAATAATCTTTATCACGGAAAAAGGCACGAATGTTCGTTGGATCTGCCTTTGCAGGGTTATCTAGGATACTTTCCATCAACTCCATGTCTGGGCCTGTGATCACACCTAAGTTATAAGGTTGCTCTTTCAATCGTAACAGCAGGTCATTGTAGATAGTGGAAAGTCTGGCAACTTCAGGACTGTCGGAGGTGATTCGGTCCATGTTATTCAGATCGACATTCTGGACAATGTTTTCAAACTCTTCCAATTTCTGGATGTTACTAAACAGGGTCCGTACTTCCTTGGAATCATCAGGATTCATCTGATTGATCTGTGTTCCACCTGGGGTTTGTGTCACCTTGGACAGTGCAGATGTTGTTGTCTGTGCTTCCATCCCCTCCGGTGCAGGATAATCAGACCGAGGGATGTAGGTTGCCGTTCCTGACTGGGACAATGAAGGTCTCAATGCCTTGTTCTTGTATCTGCCATAGGCTTCCGCATATTCAGGGGTCTCTACAAAGGTAGGATCTCGTCTCCCCTGTTCTAGTCTGCGGTACATCTCTCCATCATCAAGACTAGGTGCAGATACTGGTTTCTCTGGTTTTGCCTGCAGACCAGAAATGGTCTGAGCATTTTGCATCAGCAAGGACAAGGGTTGTGCCTCTGCCTGCTCTTTTGTAAATCTCCCTGACTCAATCAGGATCTGTTCAAACGGTGTTCTGTCGGTTGTGGCGTTCTGATGCAACTCATTAAATCGATCTCGGTCTTGCCGTGCCAGAGTCGTTAGGTTGATTCTACGAGTCTTGTTATCGGTCTTGCCCTCTGCAGTCAGAATCTCGTTGACCATCGTGTCGATCAGGTTTTTTTCCTCGGCCTTTTCTCTTACTCGATCACTGGTTAGACCTCGACGTTCATCAATCCGACTCTTTGCATCGTCCATCATGACTTCCTTGTACATCTTATTGAAGTCACGTTCAGACTTGCGGTACTCATCTTCCAGTTTCTGCCTCTCTGCCTCACTTAATCTCTGTCGTGTCCCACCATACCCCTGGATGTATCCACCGAGACCTCTGGCAAGTGCAGATCCCAGAGTCACATCATTTGGGTTAGTGCTGTATCGAGGTGCGGACATCAAGCCGAGTCCAGCTTGGATCAGTCCCATCCTCATCGGATCATCGTACCAGGAGCTGCCAGATTCAGGAGCATCTTCGGTGTCCAGCAGTCCGGCAGTTTGAACGGCAGAGGTCTGTGTTCTGACAGGCATCGGGACATTCCCAGTGCTCGGAGGTGCTCCTATGCTGGAAGGTGTAATCGGTTGGACAGGTCGAGGTTTGGTCTGTACTGAACTGAGCGGATCATAGTTCGCAGGTGGTCGTGCTCCCCGTGTCTCTGCACTCCGGTTCGTTGGGATTGCCTCCCTCTGGCGTTTCTCTTGATACTGCCGGAACTGTCTCTCAATCATCGATGCTGGATCAGATCCCAGAGTTTTGGGCAAGTTCGGCATCATGGCCTCCTGCGCCTTCTGCAGTCTTGCTTGGTCCAACTGATCCAGATAATCCAAGGCATTTGGGGAGTAGGAAGATGCTGGGAATGATGGGTTTTGACCACTCCCATTGCTAGATCGTTGGAACTGTCCTAACTTCCGCAGATATTCCATGTATGGATCTTCTGGGAGACCTGGATAGTATTCGGGTAACATTGCCATCAGACTCTCCTTAACTATTTAGATACCCAAGCAACCCTGCAGCGCCTGCCAAATATGGGTTGCTCGTTATCCCATATGTGGTCAGTGCGCCACCTAATCCTCCAAGGATTGGATTCTGCTGATACCTCGGTTGTGTGGTCGTCACAATCGAACCCGTTGCAGGAGAAATTGCCGCATTCCTGAGATCAATCTGTCTGCCTGGGTAATCCAACTCCCTATTGAACTCATTGTAGATGAAGTCGAGATCCTGCTGGTTTCTGGCGTCACCTGCTCCCCCTGCTGCGAGAATATCGGCAATTCGTTGCCTCTCATCTGCAGTTCCAGCCTGTGCGAGTTGTCCAAGTGCTTGCCCTCCTTGGAGGTTCAGCGCACCTGCCCCACGATTGGCAGTCTCTGCAAACTGGGCCTCATTACTTGCTAGATTTCTCCGTTGGTTGAGATCCGCAGCATCCAGACCCATTGCATCAGACAGCAGACCTGCATTGTATCCCATTGCAGACCTGTCTCCTGCGGCATTGAGTCCGAGGGCAGACTGATAAAGTCCTGCATTTGCGCCCAGTGCTGCCAGTGCTCCCTGAGACTGCAGCCCTTGTGCAGCAAGACCTCCCTGAGACTGCAGTCCTCGGACATTCTGAGCATCTTGGGCAGTGAGTCCTTGAGCGGCAAGATTCCCTTGAGACTGAAGTCCTCGAACGTTTTGAGTGTCTGATGCAGTCAAGCCTAACCTCTGCAGATTTTCCTGCTGTGCTCGGTTGGCAGCACTCTCAAATCCTTGCTGTCTCAGTTGTCCCGTTGCAGCCGCAACCCGATCCAAGTAGTTCCGATTATTTTCTGCTTCCAGCAATGCCTGTCGTGATCCCCCAAATGCTCCTGCCTTTGCGGCTTGACCACCAATCTGGTTCTGGGTCATCTGCCGTGCGCGGTTCAGATCTGCGATGGTCTGATTGACCACCTGGTCCTGATACGGATTATTCGACTGATTGACTAGATCCTGAAAATTACGATTGTAGTTCTGTGCTCCCGTCAGATTTGCGTTTGCATTGCTGAAAGTTGTAGATCTCAGGCCCTGATTGACATTGGAGACATTTGCATTGGGATTTGCAAAGTTGGGGAGTCCAGAGGTGTAATTGCCAGATTGGAACACATTGGGGTCAGTTGCCGAACTGAGTCCCTGCTGGTAATTTCCTGCTTGACCACCTAGTCCACCTTCTCCGATTGTTCCTTGGAATGCAGAGGTGTAGTTGGCAGCAGTGCCTACTGCTTGATTTGCAGCAGCAAACGGATCAGTTCCTCCAGGTCCAAATCGTTGATCGTAGCGACCTGCCAAGATTCCTTCACCTCGGAGGGTGTTCTGTCCAGGTGCGGAAAACCTTTGTCGGTCGTAGGCTTGGAAAGGGGTTAGGTCGTTAGGGTTGAAGATGTCTCTAGGATCTACTGTGCTTTCATCAGGAGGGACATAGTTTGGATCTGCCGATTTGGGGCCTCCTTTCACAGGAGTACCGTCAGGATTTACATTGCCTGGCTGAGTAGGATTGCCTGTAGGGTATCCTTGTCCTTCTGAATTGCTACCGTCTGGTCGTATATCTCCTTGAGGAGATTGAGTGGGGGTCTCCGGCAAACTAGTGGGATACGCCAGTTCCCCAGGATCAGACTGAGGACGATTGTCCAACCAAGTGTCTTCGACTAAACTGTCAAAATTCCAGTCTGGCAGATCAATCTGAGGAACCTCCCAACTCCATCCACTGTCATCACTACTATCATCACTACTATCATCACTACTATCGTCACTATCCCAAAACCACCCCGTACTCCTGCCCATCCCCCGCCCACTGAGGGACGCTCTCATTAAAGGGCCCCCTGTCTGTCTCTGCATGTCTGGAGGAAGTTGAGCAGCCAGATTGTCTAGGTTTGGAGACTGATTGGATTGGCGTTGCGTGTTTGAGTTGTTGATTGGATCTGCCAGCAGTGGGTTGGTGTACCCTGTTGGGTTGAGTCCAAACTGCCCAACCTGAGAATTTGGGCGTCCCATCTGGTCGTACCCCCGCAGTCCTGAATAATCTCGATCCAACGTACTAGGACGGTAGTCAGGATTCTGGGTGTAGTAATTACCCATTGATAAGGTGGACATTGCATCGGGGACTGCCCAAGATGGCAGGTTCTGCTGTGTGGTGGTCTGCATCTCTGGTTGACCACCTCCCCCTGAAAACATATCAATCACATCACTCACGATTGGGATTCTGCTGTAGTTTCTTCCAGGGGCAGGTCGTCCTGCATTACTTCGTCCAGTGGATCTGCCGTTATTTTGGTTCTGTGGAATCATGTTCTCACCATTATAATGCTGTGGTGGTCAAGGTCCCAGAGTTGTCCACTGTCAGTTCGTAGCGGGTCCCGTTTGGACTTTGTAAAATCAATCGTTGTCGTCCGGTTTCGGTGCCAGTGCTGTCGTAGTTTCGCAGCACTTCCAAATCTTCGTCCTTGCTGTATCTTTTGCGAAATTCTGCACTGATGGTGCGAAATGCCGAGGAGAGGAGAGATGCACGATACTCGGCAGTCGGGAGCGGGAGGTAACTCATCTTCGACCTCCAGTATGGATCTCAAAGCGGGTGTTGCCGACTGTCCAGTCTGCAGCAAGGTCCCCTGTGACTTTGTATCGGAGTTGCCTGCCCTGCAGTCTCACATCAATCTCTCCATCGGATTCAAGGGGGTAGTTCCCAGATTCGATTTCTACGGCATCCCCAGAGACTGATGTGTAGAATTTGTAATTGACCGTACCTGCCGACTGCTGGTTGGTGTCAGAGAAAATCTTGGAGATTCGGGTGTATCTCTCCCCTTGTTGAATGTCGATGGCACCCGTTTCGGCAGTGGCAATCTCGGTCTGTTCAGGATTGGTGACTTCGTGCTCGTAAATTTTATTATTGGTAGGATCTACTGCCAGAGGGGAACTGTGCACCTCGGCATCAATCCAGACGTTCCTCGCAATCCCTGATCCTGTGCTGTATGAGTCATACCAGACGTTGTCTGCATAATTGTAGACAATGTAATATTCACAGTTTTTCTGGGTTCCTCCGACTCTGGGACACCACCACCAGATTTCATTGTATCGTTTGTTTCCAGCAGCAAACAGCAAAGCCTCCTGCGACCAATCCACCGTCTCAATGATTCGTTTCTCAATTGGACACGGGAGTTTTTTGATATACCCATCATACGTCCAGACTCCGCTTTGCGTGAGCCAGTAGGTCCCTTGAGGTCCTGAGTAAATCGCATTTGGAGTCTGGACTCCGGCATTCGATGCCAAAATTTCCTGACCATAAACTAGCGGAGGACCGAGGTAGTTGAGTCGATGAACTGCAGAGGTTGTGAACAGCAGCACACCCCCTTGAACCCTCTTGCCTGTGATCAAAGTTCCAGAGTCCTGCAGGGTTAGATCCCCAGCAGTGTTGGTGCTGGTTGGTGCCCATTCATCGGCAGTCTCTTGAGAACTCCACTGGATCTTGCGTTGATCGTTCCCCGCACCCAAGGCCAAAACGTGGCGTTCTGCAGTCACTACCGTTGCCAGGCATAGGGGAGCAGTTTCGCTGAACGAATTATCGACATGAATCACCTTCGCAGCACCTCCTGCTGATTTATCCCAGTAAAAGATTCGTCCATCCCCACTATGCACTCCAACCAGATCCTCGCCAAAGTTATCGAGACTCCAGATTTTTGGGATGACATAGGCCACACTTCCCTGCTCTGCATAGACGGTCCCGTAGTCGTAATTCCCGCCATAAAGCCAATATCCAAACCCTGGATCATATGCCTCATCACCTGTCGCAGCATAGGCATCCACCTGAGTGCCCAGTCCAGAATTTTCCTCGACGGGCGTGATGTTGGTAAAAGTGCGGGTGGGACTGGTTGTGGCAGATCGAACGAACTCCGCGACATACAACTGTCCGTTTGTGCTGGCAGTTCCAGAGGTTCCAATGGTGATGTAGCCATCTCCGTCATTATCGACCCATTGATGGGCACCCCTCGCTGGAGAATCAATCGTTGCCGAACCACCTGCCAGACTCAGCTCAGTCCATCCTCCAATCGGTTTCAACTGACCTTGTTGGAATCTCACAAAGTTGCCCTGCAACCATCTCTGTTTGACCTGCCGAGGAGTTCCATCCACAAACCCTGGAGGGAGTTGAACTTCTTGGAGTCTCTTAGCCAATGATTTTCTCTTTCAGTTGTTTGGCTTTCCGAACCTTGCGGTAGACTCCGACCCCTGCTGCTACCATCGGTAATCCAATTGCAGTCAAGACCAGTTCTACCCCACCTGACTCAATTGCTGAGTTCAGCAGTTCCATGAATTCCATTAGTAACTCCAGCAAGCGTATTTGTCTCTGGTATCAATATGGATAAACCTTTGATTCCATTCACCTTTTTGGTTTACCCCAATCCCTTTGAATCCATGCTTGATTGCCAGTGCAATGAAAGGGACCACATCCTCCCCTGCAATAAGACAGTCGAATGCCTGTCCCCCATTCCCATTGACCCCGTGATGGTATCCTGGGCCAGTTTTTTTCGTCCTCTCTCTTGGGTTTTCTGCGGATCTGTATGCCGAGGACAACCGGATGGGCTTCCCCCATTCATCTCGTAGTGCCTGCAGTCTGTTAAGCGCATCTTCCTCAAGCTCGCACTCCCCACTGAAGCTGCACTGCAGTTCCTCACGACTAAAATTTTTTGATTCACTGACCGACATCACATCTCCTGAATTTCGCCTGCACAGATTTGGGTGTAGTACATTGATTTCTCCATCCTCTCATCATCACTGAACCCCAGCACCTCGTCTTGGGTGTGATGTTTACGAAACTCATCGATCACACATCCGCACCCCTGGCTTGCCATACTGACCGCGAACAAGTACGGCATTCCTTGTCTTTGGTAATCCGGCAGAATTCTTTGCACACAACTGCTGGCCCAAGTGAAGAGGAAGTGGGTTTTGTAATCCAATTCGGTAGCAGAGATCGTAGTAGCGAGAATCAACAAGGGGAGCAGAAGTTTCACCTTCTTTCCCCGTGTTCTATCGTCTGCTTGAGTTCGCTTATTGCTACGGTCATTTCCTTTAGAGTGGTATTTACTCCTGTCATTATTTGGATCAACTGATTGTGAGAACTGGACATCAACTGGCGAAGCGCCTCATCGTTTACTGAGTCCTTGTCATAAAGGATTTTTCGTTCTTCCCGATGTTGATCGGAGATGTAGCGGACGTACCAACCAGCACCAATTAGAGCGATGAATAGGCCACCCAGGTTCGATAACTCTTTAATCAATTCTATATCCATCGTTTTACTCGTTTTTGTTCGGTTGGCATTGCTCGGCCTAGTTGGGGTTAGCGGAAGATGGCTACTGATACAATCGGGGAATCCTGCAAGGTACTATTTGGTTGATGAGTAGTAATTCTGACTGAACCAGTCCCCACATTTACATCTCCATCACTAGTCTGGATACACACAATCATACCATGATCAGACGCTCCGCTGTGATGTCTACCACACGCAGCCACGACATAATCATTATCAGGCATCGCAGTCGCAAAAGTTACGGTATAATCCCCGTTCCCTCCGTTGTCTGTGACTCCGCTAACATTTCCGTTTGCCCGACCAGTTCCAATACTCGCAGAAGTTCCGTCAAAATTTATCCAAGCACGACATGCGTAAATAGGCGCAGAGCCTGAAGCATTGATTGCTGTTTTTACACACGCTTGATTCGCAGACATTGCCACTGCAGAACCTACTGTCCCATTATTGATGGTAATCGTGCCACCAGACTCACTTGCAAAACTGGTTGAATTTAACTGTATTTCACCTGCCATTTTATGCCTTTAAATTTTTAAGTTCAGTAAGCGTTGTACAAGTGTCGACCTGTGCTGGTAAATCACGCAGCAACTGTTTCTGTGCTATGATGTCAGTTGTGTCCACACTAGATTCTAACGCTCGTTGATACTGGACATCCAAGTCTTGTAGTTTCGGGAGTCGTTCCTGCCGTAATCGTTCTTTGGTTACGGTTTTGGCTTTGTCAATATTTACGGTAATCATTATGCTCCATAGCCGTCAGGTGAACTAAAATCGGCTTCCCAAGCTGCTCTGAAAGACCTGTCGTAATTGCCATTGTCATCGGTTGGTAAATCGTCGGTAGTGATGTATCTAAACGGTTTACCACTGGGTACGTCCTTGACTGCAATTTGCTCGACAGTCAGGCCACAGTTCAAAACCGGATGCAGCACGGAGATGCCACCGTCATCGTTTGGGAAAATCACTAATCTGTTTGACATAGTTAACCTACTATTCTTAGAGTGCCTGTTGTGTCGACATTAACGGTCCCAGTAAAATTTGCATAACCGTGACTAATCACTAAATAGCCTCCCATCGTTCCGCTGCCTGAGAATGCTGTATTTCCGATGTACATTCGGTTGGTCCCAGCACTGATCGCTAGCGAATCCGAAACCGTTGAACTGTGTTCGATGTAACTGCTTCCAGAGCCACCACCTCCCGACTCATCTGCGAATTCCAGAGCAGTCGCACTAGTGTTGACCTTTAGCACTTGTCCTGCAGTTCCAATCGTAGTCAGTCCAGTACCTCCGTTTGCCGTTCCAAGGGTTCCAGAAACCGTGCTGAGATTGTTTGACTCCGCAGTGAGGTATCCAGCATCATTTGTCCACTGGGAGATATTCCCTGATTTGTTTGTCAGTGTGGCAGTAGAGGAGGCAGTTAAGTAGGTCTGAAGGTCTGAGATCTGCGATTCGGTGATGGAGAGTGCTGCTTGATGTTGGGTGACGGAAGACTGAGTAATATTTGCATCTGGCACATTCGCCCAGGTCACTGCTGCAGACAGATCGTTGGTCTCGGCAGTCAGATAACTCTGCAGATCACTGATCTGTGATTCTGTAATCGAAAGGGTACTGGTTGCAATATACTCAATGTCTGTTGCTCCAGAATTAACTGCAACTAACTTAGATCCGTTCGTCGCCAGTGCTGGCAGGAGTGCCACTCTAGCTGTTGCAGCAGTACTCGATCCGGTTCCGCCATTTGCTATTGCGAGTGTCCCTGAAACATTGGTCAGATCATTTGTTTCTGCTGTGAGATACCCAGAATCATTTGTCCATTGAGAAATGTTCCCTGATTTGTTGGTCAGGGTATCTGTTGAGCTTGCTGTGATGTAAGATCCCAAATCCGAGATCTGAGATTCGGTAATCGTGTCCTGGGTTGCGAGTGCCCCCAGTCCTAAGTTTGTTCTCGCAGCACTGGCAGTGGTCCCTCCGGTTCCTCCATTGGCAACAGGTAATGCCCCCGTGACATCTGTTCCCAGATTTACCTGGTTGATTGTCAGGACCTGACCTGCGGAAAGTGTGATGTAGTCGTAACTCGTTGAGGGGGAGATCGAAATATCGGTACTGTTATCTGTTCCTGCCGAATCAACTCCCAAGGTAGTCCTCAGTGTTGAGCCTGACTCAAACTGAAACTCTCCAGCCGAGGAGTTGTAGACCAGCAGTGCATTGTCTGCGAGAGATGCACTGTCCACATCTCCCAATGTGACAAGTGTTGAGCCTGGAAGGTCGGCAAATTTCCATTCTGTATCTGCAGTGGAATATTGCAGGATCTGCCCGTTGGTTGGAGTGTCGTCGTCATCAGTGACAAGGATTCGATTGATCTGGGTCTGCAACCCAGAATCCAGTTTGCCTGCAGTTACGCTCCCATCTGGGACAGATGCTGCAGATGCAGTCTCGGCAGTCCAAGAACTTCCAGACCAGGTAAGCACTTGCCCGTTCGATGGAGTGCTTGATGTGTCCACATCTGATAGATCGTTAATTGAGGAAGGGATACTGAGTGCGGATGCCCCCCAGTTCAGCCCATCAAACTGCAGGACATCATCCTGATTTGGTGAAGTGTTGGTGACATTCCCTAGTCCTTCTAGGTCTGGGGTCTGAATCGAGACTGTCAAGGTCTGCAGTTGAGAATCAATCTCATCAAAATTTGAGTTTAGGTACGTCCCCCAGAGATCGACTGCCTGTCCGATCGTGGGTTTTTTTAGAGCAAAATTGGTGGTTGTGGTGAAGTCTGCCATTAGCTGCACTCACTAAAGTCAATGTCTGCCAGAGTCACAGGGACCTGAGTTGAGGTCTCTGTTGTTGTGTTCGTTTCTGTGACTTTCACAAATTTCAGTTTTGATCCGTAGTTTGGAAGGGAATCCAGGTTAGGTGTCCCGTACTTGTCAAAAGTATTCACACCCAAATCAATCCACCACGGGCGCACCCCATTAACGAATCTCCCTGCAGGGATTGCTGCATCAATCAATAAGTCCTTGTTTAATTTTAAAGGAGGACTATCCCCAAGAATCGTCCAATTTAAATCCAAGTAAATCCCTGGATTCAACCGTCCGCCAGCAGATAAAGTTCCCGTCACATCCAATGCGCGAATGTACACATTAAAACGTGAATATACATTGCTCCCCACAGACCTTGAGGGGGTGACTCCTGAAATGCCCTCACCTGCCAAAGCAGTAATGAAAGATCCAAAATTCAAATCTTCAATCACCATTGTAGAACCTCCAAAGGGCTCATACGATGGAGGGAATACCTGTGCTCCAGTAATGGTAATATCAAAAAACGTAACGGACTGAGATGAACTGGTAGTCGTTGTTGTCGTCACCGTCTTTGTAGTTCCAAGTGCATCAAGAATTTTGTTCGTTTCACAGATCAGTTTTGAGGAGTCTGCAATTGTGATTGGTGCATCCAGACCCACAATCCTGGCACTGAGGGAATCAAGCCGAGTGTTGAGGTAAGTGGCGAAACCAGAGTAATCAAAATCCAGCACTTCCTGGGCAGTGGTCGGAGGACTGAACCCCTCGGCCTGCAGTTCGGTGTTCAAGTAGGGCCAGGTCGCGACTGGGGTGGTTGCTCCAGAGTACGGATCTGGAAGCAGGTCTGCGACTCCAACGGGTATTCGGGAATTGATTGCATCAACCTGCGCGATGTTTCGGTTGACCTGGGCCAGTGTGGAACTCGCACCAACGCCAGCAGTATTGATCTTGTCTGATACCGTTTTGAGTTTTGCAGATAACGATTCGACAAACTGATTGATGATCGTCCCGTAAGTGGTTGAATCACTCCCAACCGTGGGAATGTCATAACTATAGTTGGTTGAACTGCTGGGCATTGATCTTATCCACTGTAGGCAGCAAGTGCTGCGAGTGCTGCTGTTTTGGCAGCCTGTGCTTCGACCAACGCTTCGTCTGCCGTCTCTTGCAGGGTCTGCAACTCAGCAGCACTTGCTGCGAGTTGTGCTTCGGCACTGGCGAGATCGGTCTCCAACGTGTCGAGATCCGACAATAATCCGACCAGAGCCGCATTCACCATTTTCGTCGCAACACTGACTGCTGTGTTGCTGTTGGTCAGTGCCGTTGATGCGTTGCTGTCTGCTTGATCCAGTTTGTAGGCGAGGGACGGGGTCACCGAATCCGAAACCTCTCCGAAAACGGTATCCACTGCATAGACCTCATTCTCAAGGTCTTGGAGAGCAGAGGCCAAAATTCCACCCCAGACATTTCGGTCCTTACCGACTTCTGGGAGGGTAATGGAGTAGTTGGTCGTGGTGGGAGGACTATCCGTTAGTGCCATTCCATGCCTTCTGATTTGCGGTTCGTTTCACCCAAAAGTCTTCATTTAGATCAGGTCGATCTGTCCAGTTCGCAGTTGGTTGGGTTGCTGTCACGAATCTGACCTCACGGACGAAATTCCTGATTCCATACGCCTTGAGTCCATAGGTCGTTTTCTTGACACTCATGACATGGCCTGGAAGTTCAGACTATGCCGTGACCCCTTCGTTCTCCGTCGGTCATCACTGGCTTGGATCTCGGCAACGGCACGTTCTGCCTGGGCTTGCCAGATCGTGATTCTCTCATCCTCTCCGAGATACGGAGATGCCTGCATCAAACTGTAGTAGAGGTATGCGTCTGGGTGAGAGGTAGAAACCCAGTTGGTTGTATTGGTTGAGGACAGTGCTGGAATTTTCGCGTAGTAGAACATTTCGTAGGTGATGGACTCGGCAGGGGTTGGGATGATCCTGAGAGCATTGCCGTAGACGAAATATCTAGGATAGGAATCTGCAAGAGAGGCAATGAAATTGGTGTCGGTGTACTCATTGATCGCATGAGCTGCAATTTCCACCAGGTCCCTCTCTTTTGGACTAGTCATCCGCAGATGCCGCATTTCCAGAAAGTCACTTGGCATTGAGAGGTACTGATCAGACGTAGAAATATCCGCACGAGTATACTGATTGGTTGTCCGCAACTGTCGGTTCAGTCGTGCTTCTGCCAAGGTGATGAAGGTCGGAATGACCGAGGTCAGATCTGTTCGATTGAGCCAGTCTGCGATGTTGCTTTTCAGTTCATCGAAAGTCATAGGTGTCCTTCCCAAACACGGAAGGGTTTGTTGTGGTAATCATTTAACCACTGCTTGAATTTCTTCTTGTCTTTCGTGATTCCCTGACGGTGTAGTTCGTCATAGAGAACCCGTGGGATCTCGGCAACTCGTTTCCATCCGCTTTGTTTGTTTGCAAACGGATCAAGGTGTTGGTTGTCACGCAGGACCTTGGTCAACTTCAATGTAGGTTCAATATCTTGCGTGACTTTATGATGAATCTGCAGGTTCCTGGGGTCAATCTCGTCCACATAGAACTCCGACCAGATGTTTCCCTGATGATCAAATAATTGCTTTGTCAACATTTCAAAACCTGCAGATCAATTAAAAATTAGGAAGTTTCGAGGTCGAAAATTCCACCACTTGCGGCTTCTTGGGTGCTTTCCAAGCCCATCTCGCACACGAGAAATTTGGTCTGAGCATCGGCTGTTTTTCCAATTTCTGAGACCTGGAAGTTTCGCAGATAGGCCACTTTCCAATACTCTGGATCAATCAAGAAGGCATCCCGCTCACGTTGGAATCTATCTGTAACAACGGATAAATTTCCAAAATCACTAGCAAAAACAGTAACATTGGCACCAGCCGTATTGCTGTCGATCATCTCACGGGCAATAGATCGTCCGGTCAATGTGCTGACAACCGTCTTATTATACGGACCAACCATCAGCAGATTTGGCTCACCACCCTCGGTGTAGCAGGACTGCATCACGGTATTGATCAATGAGGCAGTCAATGCTCGTTGAGCCGAGGAGTCGGTTCGGGCAGTTGATCCAGGGGTCACCGGATCGGCACCGGACGTGGCATCAAAACTGGTGTTGGTGTCCAACCAGCATCCGATCATGCCAGAGGTTCGGGCTGTTGTGGCATTACCATTATTTCGGGCCTGGTTGCTCAACAATGCCGCTTCCACAGAACGCTTCAATTCTTTGGTTCTGCGGGCCATCTGATGGGCCATCTGCGATGTCTTCAATATGTTCAATCAGGTTCGCTACTCCCTGACCCGTCCCATTCGGGACTGCTACCTGTTCCCAGGCAGTTCAGACTATATCTTCACCCGATCAGGGTGCTCCGCACTTCCACTCGCTTGAGTGTACGCCTTTCGGCTAGTCGTTGAACCTTCCTCAGTTTGAGGCTTGGCTGCTGATTGTCCGGTCTGGACTTCCCAGCAGTTCACGGAGTTTTTCATTAACCAGTTACCTGATTAAGCGGCAAGTCGTTCACCGTAGAGTTTAATCGCAGACTGGGTTCCGGTCACAGCTACTGCCCTCGACATGATTTGGCAGACGTTGCTGTTTCGGGTGGTCAGTGAGGCTGCTGCTGCACTGATCGCATCACCTTCCAGGTCTGTGGTTGTGCTAGTCGCACTCAGTTCTTCTGTGATCCACTCGAATACGGTGTTAGAAACATTTCTGGTTCCTACACTGTTGACGAATGGGGTCTCGGTTGGCTTGATGTTCGTTTGAGTTCGCTAGACTCAAACCGTCCCTTTCGGAACTGCTCTGTATTCCTACAGAGAGCAGACTATATCATCACCCCTGTGGGGTGCGGTGCGCTTCGGATCGCTTGATCCTACTCCCTTTCGGGATAGTCGTTGAACCTTCCTCAGTTTGAGGCTTGGCTGCTGATTGTCCGGTCTGGAGGTTCCAGCAATTCACACCGTTTTCCTCCTGACATTGCTGCCAGGTGCTCCCCATTATTGAGAGATATTATAAACAATCTCTTTAATATCAATTACATCCTCTTCCGTGCCTGACGTTTTGATGTCATAACTGGTAGAGGCATTCGTGAGAAGTGCCATTGTGACTTACTCCAATAATCTAGATTACCCATATTGGGCAAAAAAATTTGCAGGTTCAACGCAATAACGCATCAAACACTGCAACTGCGTCTTGATTGCGCCCAGACTTCTGAAGTCTCTGCATTGACTTTTTGAGTCGTGATGCACCTTCATCCGTTGGGGTAAAATTGCGCCCAAGTTTCGGTGCAGTCTTGACTGTCGATTCTTGGGGTTTCTTCAACTGTTGCTTGGCTTGCGAGGTTGTCTTGTTCGCTTGCCAAGCTGAGTACAAAATTGCGACAAGGCGGGAGTCGTAGGCTTGGCCCAATTCAGAATCGGTCAACCCAAATTTCTCTTGAGCAAACTTGCGGATCTCGGCCTTCTCCGCCTTTGCGGTCTCTTTGTCCGTCCATGCTGGAATCAACTCCAGCAGATTCTGTCGTTCGGTTTCGAGATGCTGGGCGAACTGCTGTTGTTGCAACTGCTGCTGTTCACTCTGGAGGTACTGCATCTGTTGGGCACGTTGTTGTCGTGCCAATTGTCTGTCTCTCGCAGCATCCTTCTCGAGCACAAACTGGACTGGATCTTCATGTCGTAATCTTTCCCAGGCTTGCGGATCTGCAGTCCAAGCAGGTTCTGGAATATCCGGTTGCTGCTGGATCTGTTGAGCAAACTGATTGAGGTACTGAACCCGTTGGGCATAATCCTGTTGCAGTGCCTCTGCCTCTTTTCTCTGCTGTGCGAGTTGCTGGGTTTTGCGAGTATAGTCACTCTGTCTGCTGTATCCTTTCTGCAACTCATCGAGGGAGACCTCGACCTCCTCTCCGTCAATGATCACCTTGTAGAGTTCGGGTGCTGCCTCTACTTCTTCTTCGGTTTCTTCTTCTTCGTCTTGTACATCGTCATACTCGTCTTGAGGTTCGTCAACTTCTTCGGTCTGCGGGTTGGGTCGAGTGCCAAGTAAATCATCAAACTTATCGGCAACAATCATATCGGGAGTTTGAGGTGTTCCATCTGTCTCTGCTGGGACATTGACGGAGTCTGCGTACTCGGACATTCTTACTCGTCTCCTTTAGAGGTTTGTTTTTTGCGACGGATTGACCGTTGCACTTGGGCGTTCAACTCGTTTTGCAGGTTGGTTGCGGCATGATACGCATACCAGCAGTGCTCTCGATCTTCTGCAGTCTTACCGGAAATCCATTGCTGGACTAGGCCAGACTTCAGGTCGTCGAATGCCTGACGGACTGCATCTTCCTGCAAAATCTTCTTTGCTGCATCACCAACGGTGATGATTGGATCTGTCATCATTTCCTTTGTTGTTTGATACACCTGCCGAGTTTTGCACAGACCTTCGGTGCTGGGCATGTGGGACAGGGTCGGAATTTCATCGGGTTGGGCATAATAATCCGTATAATTTCGATTACTTTCTAAGGTCCAAAAAGAAGAGATCGGAGATTGGCAATGTCGTTCATCTGGAGACCCAGATTTACGGCATCAGGTTCGGTGAGTGAGGAGATTTCGTCTAGTAGCGCAGGATACCGTCCACGGGATGCAGGTGGGTTGTTACGTCCCATGCCCCTTTGATCATTTCGTTGGAGATCCCTTCGTAGCTTTGGGTCCCCTCCCACAAGTCTGCCAAGGTCTCCTGCAAAACTGTTGCTTGCTGCGAGTTCATTGTTTGCACTGTATCCTGCCCCAGAACGGATACGACCCTGTTCAAAAAATTCTCGTACGGGGTTTGCTCTTGCATTTGGGTCTCCAGTGTATTTCATGATGACTCGACTAGGCATACCATCAGATGGTTTCCAGCCTAATCGACGCCAATATGCTACCATATCCTCAATCTGTTGGGTACTAAAATATTTCTTGTTGAATGGTTGTTCTGCAACTACTTCAAATCCAAATCTACTATAAATTTGAGGGAGCAACCCTGACGGATTTGCCTTTGTTTTGACTGCAAAAGCATCCAACACATTCCCACCTTGTTTGATTGCCTCCAACATCGTGCCAGGACCTGCAATGCCTCTTGCTCCTGGTTCGTTATTGAAGACACTTACAATGGCAATGTCATCATTGGAGAAAATGTTGGAATCAAATCCTTGCAGATATTGGTTTTTACTTACTTCACTCGCATAGTTCTCACCACTTTTTAAACCGAACCCAATATTGGAAGCCAATACTGTCCTGCCATCATCTTTAATTGGTGGGCCTCCTAAAGAAAACAATTTAATCTTTCCACCTCTAAGCATGTCTTTCAGTTTATCAAACTCATATGGTGAAAGTGTTGAGGAGGCAGGAGATAATTTAAGTTCTCTCAAAAATGGAATTAACCCAGCAGAATTGGGTCGATCCATTACATGAAACCGTGACAACCCTGCATCTGTTGCCAACTGTGCTTGCCGTGGTGTCTTTATATAATTATATGGTGTTGTCCTGATATTCATATCAGGAGTGATTTCTTCCATTGCAGCACCAAGTTGTATCCCTCTACGGATACCTCGTTCTTCTTGTCCTTTTGCTCGGCCTTGTTTGAAGAAAGTCGGAAACAGACTTTCAGTTGCTGTTGGTGCGGCAAAACGACCTACGACCTCTCCAGCAAACGCCCGATCATAAGAAGGATGAGTCATCAGCCCTTCTTGCCCCATGTCCATAATAATGGGTTGACCTGCCGCATCACGGTAAACATTTAGAGCAAGCAACGGTTGTTGTCTGGAAGTCCCAGCAAACTCATCACTTAGGTTCTCTCTGACAATCTTCTCAACAGGAGAACCCAATGCTTCAGCATCTGGTTTTCGCAAGGCATTCATCACTGCCTTTCGTTGCTCAAAGGACATTTGATTTGTTATGTCAAAGGCATTCGGTGACTCGATTCCTGGAAACTCAGGAACGTATTGCTTGATGATCTTATCCAGTCCCTTAATGTTTTTCTTGGAGATACGTTTGTCCTTGGCATACTGAATCAAAGTTTTTAGTGTGGCATTTACCATACTTTGATTTGACGCATGACTGCCTTGCATCATCCCAAGCACTGCAACCAAATCTGCCTGTTTGCGTTCATCTTTTAACAAATCATCAGTCCGTGATGCCCAGATTGCTTGCACATCTGGTTGAGGGTACTCACTAAACAAACCATCTTTTGTCCTTGCCTCTGCAACTCTGCGTTGTGTCTCAGGGTCCAAGTTGGCAAATGGAGTTGTTGTGTTTCGTTGAATCACAAATTCTGGACCCCCAAGCATTGGTTCAGCTTCTGGGATTGTGGAACTGTCCACACCTTTGTACATGCGACTGCCTGCAGTCAAATCTGCTTCAATGGAAGCAATCTTCTTCCCTACATGTTCTGCTGGATCAAAGATTGGGATGTCTTCCATTCTCCTTGTCTGCATGTATGGACGGAGTTTGTTGAACTTCACCGACCCAATTGCAGCAGTGGGCAACCCCTGTCCAGCCATCCCTGCTTCTGTGAGACTCTGCTCAAACTCTGGTTCCTCCAGCAAGTTTGCTAGTCTGTCCCGTGGTGTGGCAAACGGTGCTACGGGGTAGTCCTCTTCGTACAGCAGAGACTTTGCTGCAGGTTGCAGAGGACTGAACATTGTGATCGCATCAATGAAGTTGCGGAACCTTTTCCCGTAATCATCATTTGTCTGGATCGTGCTCCCTCTTGAGCCGTACCGTCGAGGTGTCATATCGGCATCTGTCCCTGCGGAGGTTGCTGTTCATACATCTGCTGCTGTCTCACCTGGTCCACTCGTTCCAGTTCTCGGTTTCTCGTCAGGGCATCGAGGAGGGGTGAGGCATCAATCGGTTGTCCGTATTTGAAGGACAACTCTTTGAGCTTGATGAAGAGTTCTGCTTCCATCTCGTCCCGTTTGCGATCGTCTTCTCGTTTCATTTGCTCGGTTCTTTGGGCCACCTCGATCTGTTTCCTCTGGATCTCTGCCTGAGCCAGCATCTCCTCTGGTGAGGGTTTCGGTTCTTCGTTCTGTTGCTGCATCACCTGCTGCATTTGTTGCTGTAGCAAGGCCTGCATCTGCTGTGGGGGTCTCAGGTATGATCCTGCCTCTGCACCTAACCCTTGATCTGCAAAGAGTCTCTGCAGTGTCTGGTAATACTGCTCTGGTCCGACAATCGGATTCATGGGTCCGTACTGGGCAATCAACATCTCCTGTTTCTCCAAGAGTCCCAGCAGTGCCTGTCGGCGTTCCTCTTCAGATCCTCGTCCCAGTGGGAGGGTGATCAGCACATCGTAGTCTGCAAAACTCTGTGGATCGACCTGAACGAATTCACCCCGCAGTCGCATGACTGTCGGTTGGTCCATGTGCAACAAGGTGAGCTGCAGCAGTCTCTTGTACAACGGTTTGAAACCAGATTCGGCAATGTTCCTTGCGATCAGTTCCAACCTGGCCTGTGCTGCCTTCTGACTCGCAGAGACTGCAATGGCAGTCGTACTCTGCAGGTGCTCGGCATCAAGGCCTTGGGATGCTTTACTAATTCCTGTACGAGTTTCCTTGACCTGATCCAAATACTGCAACAAAGGGAATGCGGCTGCTCCCACAAAGGGCATTTCCAGCATCTGGATTGCTCCAGCCTGTCTCATCGGAATCAGGGCACCGACCTCATCGTTTGCCAGATCTTCCCAGTCCACAGCAGACTCGAGGTACGAAATGCGGGGTCTGGTGGACAGAGAGAGACTGTCCAGCATGTTCCGCATCACTGCACTCTTGATCCGCTGGATGTCTGCCAACTCATCGTACAGACTCATCCCTCTCCAGGTGTGCTGGAGGGGATCTTTGCGGATCAGGAGGAAGGGGTGAGAATCGACAGGTTCGTTCATGATGATCTCATGGCCCTGCCCAATGGTGCAGATTCTGCGGAGTTCCGGCACTCCATCCCCGTCTGCATCAACTCTAACGAAACTCTCAACGTACTGGACTAATCGATTGCTAGGGTCTGAGTCGGTGTCGTCCTCCTCCCTCCAGTTCGGGTGTCTCAGATTCCATTCTTCGTTTGATCTAAAATCATCTTCATATCCCTTGTATTGAATGACGGTTTCGTAGGGGTAGCCGAGTTCAACCAGGTCTCCGACTCTCAGCAGTTGTCGGTGTGCGACGATCTTGGCATCATCCAAGGAAGTTGCTGTTCTATTGATCAGAAATTCTTCTGGTGGAAGACACTCCAAACGAATCTTGCCCTTTGGAATCCGTCTGGTCAGCACAACGTTGTACAACCCTGGAGCATCTTCCAACTCTTCGCTTGACGTTACTTCATATCCTTCTTGCACAAACAGACCGATCTGCAGTTCGTCCAAACCCTGCAGTTCTCGCGTTTGAATGTCGTACTGGGTCTCATGCCAGCACTTGATGATGCCTTCCCCTTTGATCAAACAGTCCTTGATGGCATCGGCGAATACCGAGTACGCATTGCTCTGCTCCAGATACCAGGAGACTAACTCGGTGGCTTGAGCGGCACCTGCAACGTCTTCAGGACCTCTCGGAATGAACTCGCAACTCTTGTCATGAGAGAAGAAGACCCGCATCAGACTGGGGAGCATGCTATGTACGGCATCATGGACTTCCCGACTGACCACCTGAGACCTGCCATCTTCCTCGGCAGGAGAGTCTCCTGAATCACTGAAAGGAGCACCGAGGTAATATCTGAATGCAGATGCTCTTACGGGACTGACCTCATCATCGATGTGGTCCACGGAGTCCTGAATGGTTCCTGCAATCCAGGCTTTGAGGTCTTCTGCAGTCATCGGGGTGGGGGATTCAGCCATTTATTTCTTCTTCTTGTATTTCTTGGCACCTGCTGCCGCATTTTTGAAGGTCTTTGCACTGGGTCGTCCCTTCTCACCTGGTTTCTTCATTCTTTCGCCTGAACCTGCAGCAATCCGTTTGCGTTTCTTGCGGATGTTGT